CTGTTGCTTGAGTGATGGTGAGCTTGTCCGCTAGAGTTACTGCCCCGCCGCTTACTGTGCTGCCCGTCACCGCGCCGAAGGCTGTGCCGCTGCTGCGGAACTGGAGTTCGCTGCCGCTGCCGGCTGGATTTGCGCCAGTTGTCGGGGCCGCACTTGTCCACGTTGTGCCGTTGCTGGTGAGGACGTTGCCGTTGGTGCCGGGGGCGACTTCAAGGGGGGCGCTGGTGCCGTTGCCCAAGAGGACGTTGTTGGCAGTGAGGGTGGTGGCTCCCGTGCCGCCACGCGCAACCCCAAGCGTTCCGGCTGAAATGTTTCCAGCGTTTAAGCTGGTCAGACTTGCGCCAGAACCAATGAAACTGCTTGCGGTAATGTTTGCCAGCCCAACCCCGCCGACTCCTTCAAACTTAAACGAGTTGGTTGAACCTTGGAAGATTTGATCACCGCTTCCACTGCCATCGCCGCGAAAGCCAAACAATGACGAACCAATCAGGGCAGGTGGGTCTTGATCGTCGTAAAGACCGACTGCAATAAAGGGTACAGCCGTGGAGTCAACGACATCGTAAAAGTTGTAGGCTAATCTGGTTGATGCCGATGTAATATCCCCACTTGGTAAATCGAGGCCAGCAAATGCCACTGCATCTGTTGTGTTTAGGTCTTGGTCGAAGGGGTTGCCGCCGCTGGCATTCAGCGTGGTCCCGCTCATGCTTAACCCTGTGCCAAGAGCGATTTCTTGGGCATCGCCAGAGCCAGATGCAGAACCTCGGCCTAACAGCACACTTGCGGTTGAGACGTTTTGCATTTTGGCGTAGGTGACGGCATCGTTGGCAATCGTTGTTGAGTTGTTGCCTGCGCTGGCGGTGACATCGCCAGTAAGTGCGGCTCGGCGCAGGTTGGCACCTTGTAACTCCAGCCCGCCGTCGATGCCGATTTGTTGCACATCGCCCGATCCGCTTGCGTGTCTGCCGAGGAGATGCGCCGTGCTGATGTGCTGCATCTTGGCGAAAGTGACGGCTTGGTGATCAATTGTCCAAGTCGCCCCACTGGACGTAACGGTGATGTCGCCTTTGTCGCCGTCTGTGACGCCGCTGCCTGCTGGACCTTGCGCCCCTTGCGGCCCCGGTGCGGAAATCAACACGCGATTGCCGCTTTGGATTTTAACCACGTTTCCGGTCTGGATTGATACACTCATGCGGCTTCGTCAACGATGATGATCCCTTGCGCCATCGGGATGATTTGAGATGAGACGGTGGCGTTGTGATCGAACCAATATGTCCCAGGTGTCATGCTGGTTGTTTCGCTCGCGGGAATGCTGATCTTGTAAATGCCCGAAGCTGCGGTGACGATTGAAAAGTCGCCGTCTGCGCTCGTCCATGTTTTCACGATGGTTCCGCCCGCTTTCTTTTCCGCCAGCACCATTGAAAAGGTGTAACCCGTGATGTCGATTGGCGTTACCTCGTCGGAGGTGGTGTAGGTGAAGGTCTGCACAAAATCCGCGCCTTGGTGCAAAAACAAAGGCTGAGCGGTTTCGTTGTCGGGTTTTGTATCGTCGCAAGCCACAAGAATGCGGAAGAGTCAAACGACTGAGATGGATGTTTGGTCTAGCGGCCACGTGCGACTCGCTGATGTTTCGAGGTTGAAGATAATCATTTTGGATGGGTCTGACCCTGGAATCGTCGTTGCTTTCCAATAGCCAAAAGGAATGGTTGGCGGGTCAGGCTCAACGTAGGATATAGTTGCGACTGCCTGCCTCGCCGTGCCTATCGTGCCGGCGTTTGTTAAAGTGTTAATGTATGCGGGCGTCGAGTCATAAACGATTTCGCCTTGCGCTGGAATGGGCTGCGTAAATCCGACCTCAAACTGCACTCCGTCATTAATGTCGTCGGCAAGCTGATGCGCCCTAGTTACTGTCCAAAAGTTCAGGATTGCCGGCGGTGCAAAAATCTCAAACTGGTTGTATTCGGCGTGGTGCCTGTAATCAAGTCTGGCATAAACTGTCTGCTCTCGCCTGAGTTGGTTGCTATCAAAAGGTGCGAACGGAATGGTTACGATGTTGCCAATCGAGTAACCCTTCCACGGTATTAGCCCGCCATTAAACCACACCGCGCCGAGCCTAAACGATATTGTTCCGGCGATTTCTCTAACGGTTATCGGCCCAAATGTAAGCCCCTCGCGTTTTTGCTTGATAGTGATTCCGTTCCCACTTTCGGTTACTAAATCCACGTTATCAAATGTAAGCCCGCGATCCGTTAAGACCTTAGCCCACTCACGAAATGTCTTTTTAGAGATTAAGGCCATAGGTAAAGGTTTCGATGAGCTGCGAATTGGGTAACGCAGATGTTTTTGTCGATTAGCTGAATGATGTAATTGTCGTTTACGTAGCAAATAGGAACTCTAACTTCGTGGGAGGATGAATCGGAATCAGGCGGGATGAATGTGACGTAGCCGATGTCCTGATTAACGGCTGTATCGACTTGAAATTTTCGTGGCGATGGAGCTGCTAAAACTCCGATTGTCAGAGGTTCAATCGGCAAGTAGGTGTAAAACGAATTGTTCGCGGTCACCTCTTGAGGAACGCCGCCCACGCATTGTATAGCCACGTAAAGAAAAACAGGTTGCCCCGTGTATTGGTATCCAACTTGACCGCCACTGAAAGCCGCATCGGTCACCTCCCAAGAGGTTTGATAGGACTCGCTGAGTCGATAGGCATTCAAGACTAGCCCAGGTGAAAATCGAATCCTGTTGCCTTCTCTCCGCGCCTTAAATGGATGGTCCCCTGCCTTAATAGTGGGCAGCTTAATTATGTCGTTTTTGCCGCTCTGGTTGTATTTGCTGCCCGCCATAACCCTGCCGATAAGCGACTGGAGAACGCGCCAAGCTTTGCTTGAGGATGCGAGAGAGTTCATCATAAAATGCCAACCATGATCGTTGTGAACCCGCGCAAAATGACATTGATGTTTGATGGGTCGCCATAGACCTCAACCGTGCCGTTTTGGCGCTTAGCGACTAAAATACGTGACCATCCAGAATAAACCGAGTCTGGGATTGAGGTGTCGAGCAGTCCAGCATATTCCTGTTCGGCTTCGTTAGCCTTGAATGAAAAGCGTGGTGGCGTGATGAAAGTATAACCGCCGCCCCATTGATAAATCGGGAGTGTGGCATCCAATTCAAATGCCTCAGTATTAGGAAACCACTCCCATTCGATGTACCAGTAGCCGTCGAAGTTGTTTGAGTCTGGCACATCAGCGCCCGTTGGCGTGTAGGTGTCACCGTTTATTGAGATGGTGGGGCGAGGGAAGATGCTAATAGTCTCGTTTTTCTGGCGGATCACTTGGTCCTTGCCCAGAAATATCGTGTCGAAGTCATCGCTGGTGATGCCGACGTAGTTCAAGGTTGGCGCAAGATACCGCTTAATCCATCCCCATCTAGCCAGCCCTCTAGCTTGCTTGAGCGATTGTGATTTCTGCTCGTTTGGCTTCATCGTTCAAGGTTGCGCTAAAAAGTTGCGGCAGCGTTGAAGGTGTAGGTTTCAGTCACAAACCAAACATTTGTGCCCACTAACTGCTCAGCCTCGCGTGCCGTGATGATCCAGCCGTTCGGCCAATGCCATTTCAAATCACCAGACAGATTCGGGAGGAACACTCCGGGGTTAATTGGCGGCGCGGCCCTGCTTGGAATATCAGCCATGATAGGCGTTGTCCGCTGAATGAAGCTAGTCTTAACCTCTGGGCGCGGCCACATGATATCACCTGAGCGCGGGTCACTCCATCCTCCTGGCAAGTTGACTGCAATATTCTCAATACCCATCTCCCGCGCTGATGTGCTCAAATAGATTTTCTGGTCCTTGCTTGCCAATACGCCCCGATATTTAACGCTCACGCGCTGATAATCTGAATCGGGGTCAACCTCTTCAAACGAGATGTCCGTGCAATACATACCCGATTGAACCGTCGATTGTTGCCCGATTCCAAATCCGGTTTTGTTCGGTCTTAACCACACCTCCACACCATCATCGAAGCCCTCTTGGTTGAGTGTGAATGATGCACTAAGCCTTCGCCCGCCTTTTGAGCCATAGACGCCAACAGCACTCACCCGAAGCTCTGCCATATTCTCCGGCTCAACTAGGATCTCAACGTCTCGCGCTTTAAACTCAGCGTAGGGTGAGGGGCAGGTGTTGCCGGGAGCGATGGCTAGCGCGTTGTTCGTAAAGTAGGTTGCGGAAAGCTCATCGAGTCCATCCCACCTCCGTCGAATGGTCGCGCCCTCCATCCAGAAATTCGGCGTTCCCTCGTATTCAACCTCGTTCATAGTGGATGTTAGCCCTTAATATCGAGATGCATTTCAGCCGCCAAAATTGCGCCAATAACTGCGGTTGCCGTGGCTGAATCGACAATGTTGACCGTGAGCCGAATATCCAGCCAGTCGCCGGGAACGAGCGAAGTCGAAGTGATGTCGAATGGTTTGTCAGAGAACGTGAGCGATTTGATAGTTGTCGCCGCCGTGGTGCAAAGATCGCTCCCGACTCCAGTCGTCCCGTCCTGCGCCAGCTTGTAGCATTCAACGTCCACTGTTGCGACTCCGCTCGAAACGGTGGTAATCATGCCGGCGTGAAGATTTACACGAACGGATTGCCCTGCCACATACTCAGGCGGTAAGCAGTAACCAACGCGAGCATAGCGCGTGATCGTCGTGTTCTTCACATCGCCCGTGCCAACGTAAGGCGGGGCCGCTCCGAAGGTGCCTGTGATGAGTCCAAGGTCGTCGGTTGCTGATGTGCCGGGAAGCGGGCTGGCGTAAGCATCCCAAACCCGAAAGCGTTCGAGGGGAAGTTGATAGATTTGAAAGTCATCTTGAACCAGCGAAGTGCGAGGGTAAAAAGGCAAGGCGCCATTGACGGTCAAATCACCCTCAAGAATCAGGTTGGTAGGAAGTCTGGTTGTGGATTCTGCGGACATAATAATGCGGGATTGTCAATCAACTGTGAGAATAGATTTGATGGTTTGTTCTAGCGTTTGAACCGCCCTAACAATCGGCGTAGTTGTGGTGGCGGGATTCTCCTTCATGCGGTCAAGATTTGGAGTTACCGGGCGGGCGAAGTTTGGGTCTTGTTGGTTGCGGTAAAACTCGTTAAGCCCACCAAATCCACGCGAGTATGCGGCTGCACGATTAGCGTCTCCTTCGGCCCTGCGTTGCGCGGCCCTGCCTCTGGCCTCATCCCTTCCACCTTGCCTCGCCCATGAGTAGCCCATGATGCGCCCATTGCCACTCTCCTTGCCCTCGGCCTTATCCTTGGCGTCTTGAATGGCGGTAGCTATTGCGGTGGCCTTGTCTGCCGTCAATCCGAGTTGCTGCTGGATCTGCCTAGACTTCTCCTTGATCGCCAATTCGCGCTCAGCCGCTTTGATTTTTTTCTCGTCGCCTGTTGCCCTCGCGTCAATCATCCGAACCTCATCCTCAAGCGATTGAGCGGCATCCTTCTGACTTTCAACCCTAGACTGAGTGGCCTTGTGCGCGTCCTTTGCGGCTTTGGCCGCATCTTCCTGCTTGCGCTTTGCCTCGTCCAAAAAGTTCAGGAACTGCTGATACGGTGCAAGGATAGAGTTGGCTGCGTTTGCTTGCTCTTGCAGGTTTTTGGCGATGTCGAACGTCTTGGTTTTTTGCTTTTCTTGGATTTCAGAAAGCACGTAGGCATCTTGGATCAGTCGGCCCTTTGTGTAATCATCCATGCCCGATTCCTTGATCTCGGCAATGCGAGCCTCAAGCGTTGCCTGCCTTTCCATTGCGTCAGCCGTAGCGTTTTCACCGTTTGCTCTTAGTTGAGCAATTTCCAAGTTTCTAGCGGATGTTTCGACAAGCTTTGTTGAAAGTTGCAACTTGGTTTTTTCAAGAGCTACGACACTTGATTCTGATTGCTTGCGTTGGTTGTATCCACTTTCTCCGAACCCGGTGGCGTAAGCAATAGCTCCAGTAAAATCGGCAAAACTTCCAGGTGCCCTTGATGCGGCAGTCTCCTTTAGCTCGGCTTGCTTCGCGATGATTCGATCAAATGCACTTTCCATTTCACCTAAAGACCCGCCAGACGTTAGCTTTCCGATTTCAACATCAAGCGCCGAGGCGGATTGAATCAGTCCCTTGAATGCCTCACTGCCCTTGTATCCGGCATACACCAAAGCACCGCCAATCGCCGCAACTGCACCAGCCGTAGCTGCCAACGCCCCGCCTCCCAATGCGCTTAATAGTTGCGGTGCTTGTTGGGAGAAAATGGTTAGCGCATTCGTGCCCATTTGGGCTTGCACAGCGATGTCTTGGAGTTGGTAGGATACCTGAGTCCCCATCTGGCTTCGTCCCGCTCTCCCGAGTGGACTGCTTTGGACGCGACTGGAAAAGGCGTTGACTTCTCCAGTGGCTTTCTTTAGCCCAGAGCTAACTCCAGAGGCATCTAATCCAAGTGTTACCGTTGCGTCTGCCATCAATTTAAGCCCTTAGTCAATCGCTCCTGTATCGCCAACCACCATCTCCCATCCGCCGTGCTTTCGGTTGTCGGCCATGTCATCATTTCTCCGTCGAGTAACCGCTGCGCGTGAAACATAGCCCAGCCCTTCGCGAGTGGTAGATTCCAATCAATATCAAAGTCCGTTCGGCCTGTCGCTTTTCTTACCACTGCGAGGTAAAGAGCGTCATCGACAGGCCACGCTAGTTTCCCGATTCGGCTCCGTTGGATGGGATGGGAACGGCACGGGTTGATTGCGAGTCGGTAACGATTTGGTCAGCAAGGTTCAGAAGCGTTTCGTTCTCGTCGTTGCCCACGTTTTCATCCGCCCACCTCCAGATCTCCGCGCTCATCGCTTCGGGGTTGCGGCGTTTGGCGATCAGTTCGTCAGTTGGCGTGAGGCATAGCCAGACGATCTTCGTTGCGTCATCGAGGAGGCTGTTATCCGCACCGTCAAGGCTTCGGAGTCGAATCCACTCTCGACGCCTGCCGCTGGTGAATGGGCCGAGTGGTTTTCCCTTCCAATCGTAGGTTGCGTCAAACGCCTCCTCCCGCGCTTTTTCGTGCGGGTCGATGGGTGCGGGTTGATCAATCAGGATGGTTACTGATTCCGGTTGCTCGTCTTTGAGTTCGATGTCGTTCATGCAATTTTGAAGTGTCGTTTTACCTTGTCCATCATTGTGCCGGTTGCGTTTTCCATGACGTATGCCCGCCGCATTGAACCGGGCTTTTGTATCAGCACGGATGCGCGTTGAGACTTCACCGCACCGAGCAGGTCGCGCCGTGCTTTCAATGCATTGTAGCCCGCCATGAAATCGTCGTCAAACTCGTCCAGCGTTCCGGCACGGAGTTCCTTGAGGAGTTGCGCGGCGTCTACGTTGTAATTGCCGTGCGTGCCGACTAAGTCCATTCCCATCGCTGGAATGTGAAAACGGTGAGCGTTGCCGTAACCGTCGATTGAGCAGACGGGAACGCCAATGGAGGCGAGAGCCGCACAAGCGTCGATGTCTCCAGTATCCACCATGACTGATTCCTGCACGTTAGCGTCACCTGGCTTGTAAATGGTGAACTGGCGCTGTGCCGTGGTGACAAGCCTTTGCTGCCTGCCTTGCTTCATCCAGTCCATGAGAGCGTTTAAATTATGCATCGCTCGCATTCCCATCAACAAAGCGTGATGCGGCGTGTCACGCTCCATTTCGCCGCTGTCGTAGGATTGGCGAATGCTTGAGAGCGTAGCCGGCGGGAATCCCGGCGCGGTGTGCGTTCGGAAAAAAAAGGATGCTGTCGTGTGACCCGTAGCGGCGTCGATCTGCTTTTCAATGCGGCAAGGAAAGCCGAGGGCCGCAAAACAGGCGGCAATTTGGGTGTTTCGTTCGGGCGCGCTCCAGGCTTCCATAATCGTTCAGTTCTGAGTTTCAATCAAACACTAGGCCATGATTGGGTAATGCATCGCCGTGAAGCTGAATGTCGGCGTGGTGTCCACATTATTGAGCGTGTCCTCAACGTCTTGGAAGATGATCTTGCCGCTGGCCGGGTTGAATCCGCGAATCGTCGTCGCGTAGTTCGTGAGCGCGGTGATCGTGGTGCCGGGATGGAAGGCGGCAAAGGTCACGCGAGTTGAGCCGGAAATACGGCCCGCTGCGGTGATCTCAACCATTGGGTCAACGCCGCGATGAAACACGGTGCTCTTGTTGGCGTTGCGCTTTGTTTCGTAAGTGCGCTTGAAGGACATTGTGAAGGTGTCCAACAAAATTCCAGCTTCCCCGTCTTCATCGAGGTCATAAGCTGGGAGAGTTCCGGTTTCGATTACTGCGGTAGCCATACGACTATCGCAATTTGTCAAAGTCAGTCGATCTCTACCGCGAAGCTGATCACCTGCTTCGTGTCTCGCTGGTTTGATTCCTCGTCCGTCTCCACATCGAAGTCGCCCAGCCACCGTTTCCTAACTGCCCATCCCGTGCGGTAGGTCGTCGTTTTCGTCGCCGTCCAAGTTGCCCATGCTGATTCATCACGCACAAAATCCGCCGCCGCCTTGCTCCATGTCGCGGCTTGCGCGTCAGTGGTGTCGTTGGCGTTGGTGAGAACGTGGAGGGTCAGATTGGCGTTGACCATGTAATTGCCAGCCCTGTCCCCGTCGATCTCGCAAACCACGCAGGGACGAGTCCGTGCGGCGGTTGACCGTGACGCTACCTTCAGCACCGTTGCCGGGATGGTGGTGGTTGAGATGGTGGTGAGGTAATCGGTAAAGATGCCCTCAAGTCGGTTTGTCCAGTGGTCAGCCATTTACTTTTTTCTTTTGGTTCCAAGTTTTTTGTGTCGTAGATGGTCAAGATATTTCTCTTTGGTAATTTGCAAAGCCGCTTCCATCCCGCTTTTGCCCATAATCCTATCCGACCACGGGATGTGATTGGTAAGCGTGACCGCAAAGGAGTGCGGCCCAATCTTGTGCATCTTACCGCTCCCTCTTGCGCTTGCGACATGGCGAGAAACCCAAGCTGGAATCTTGGTCACTTTGCCAAAAACAGAACCTGCCTTAACCCATCCCGCTTTCGACATTCCAACTCGCTGATAGATCCATTTGAGATAGTTTTTAAGGGACTGCTTTCCAACCGTCATTTTGTCGATAAATCGCCAACGTCCAATATCCCGAGTGAATGATCCAGCCCTCGTTCTGCGCCCGTTCTTGAAGTATTTCTTGTGATGTGCCCGCATCTCCTCAATGGATGCGTTGGGCTTGAAGAATGTTTCCTCAACGCCGTAAACCCTGCCGTCCTTATTCACAAATAGCTTTTGGATGCCGCTTGGCGTTTTCTTGAAGTTTTTCTGAACCTGCGATTCGTTGATGACAAAAAAGAGCGGCTGGCGATTGGTTGATACTTCGTCGCCTTTTCTTGTCCTCCCCACGATGTCGCCAAGAATAGTATTTTCGCCCATTTTCTGAGATGCCTTACTTAATCCGAATGGCGCAGTCTGAAAGGCTAGATTTTGAGCAAGCAATCTCGCGTGCTGCTTGAGTGATGCATTAGCATCATTGGTCACATCAACCCCAATTTCAGCCAGCCGCTTTTGCAGCAATTTAGAATCCATTTTGACCGTTATCATCGGTGTTGCGCCTGAAGAGTTAAAACCCACTCGCCCATCCGGTGATCGTTGTTAACGTCCGTCACCCGGTAGGTGGTGGCCGTTGCCTCGCCTGCCGCTTTCGTGGTGAGCGTTAAGCCATTAGTCGGCGCTGTTGGGTAGTCGCATTTGCGAACGTGGAGTTCAGCGTCGATGCCTTGGATGAAGCCGCCGCTTTCGAGGTCGTCTTGGCGTGAGACATCGCTAAGAATGCCCGTTCCTGCAATGCCTGAGATGGTGACGACGACTCTGCCGCCACCGCAATACTTTTGGTTCAGGCGGGCTTTGTTGAAGAGGGCTTCGGCGCGTGCGGTCACATTATGGGGCAGGTGTCTAAATCGAACGTCCCGTTGGACGAAACGGGATTACCCGTTCGCCAACTCCTTGTTCGGCTTACTGCGCAGCAACAACCAAGCTGCCAAAGTGCATGGTGCTGCTAAAATCACGCTGGCAGCATCTCCGCACAAAAGCACGAATGATGATCCAAGAAGAAATGCGGAGGTGAGTTGTTTCTTCATGGGGTGAAAAGTGGACAAGTGTGAGTCGCTTCGACATCGCCCCATGCGTCTTCCGAATCCTCATTCGTGCATCGCATCTGGTCATATCGGCTTTCCAGCGGCATTGACCACCGACAAGCCGAACAAGGGCACTGCATCACAACGCCTATGGCGTTGCTGTCCTGCGTGCTATCTGAGTCTGATTCCGCCATAGTCGTGTGTGAGTTTAGATGTTCGATTCCGGCGCCGCCGTCTCCCGCGCATCATGCGTGTAACGGTGTAGCACTTGATCAATGTGGCATCCGCTCTTCACCCTGCGCCGTGCCTGTTCAGCCCAGATTCTATCCTCGCCATAGCTGATGTCGGGAAACAAGCAATCCGCCACAAGCTCCCGCTTCCACGCGCAAACGTGCCACGGGGCACGGATAGTTTGCCCGCCGGCGACAAACGGCCCGTCTTGATGGTTGAGGTGAAACACTACCTCCGACTCTCTGCCATTGTAGCTTGCGGATTGCTTGAAGGTGATAACGTCCGGTTGGCGTTTGATGGCGGCAAGGATGAGCGGAATGGTATCGGGATAGATGCCGTCATCATCGTCCACAAACATCACGTATTCACCCAGCGCGGAGTCTAGGCACGCTTGCCGCTTGAGTCCGACAGAGCGGGTCATGTTGTCGAGAATCACAACGTGTTCGACTTGAGGATGGGGCGCGATGAGTTCCGCAAGTTCGCGGGTTTTTTCGATTCTGCGCCAGATGGCGGGGGTTAGGATGGAGAGTTTTGGCGGCATGGTTATTCGTTCGTTTGATTCTTCCTCACCCAGCACCGCCCGACAACGTGATAATCCACGCCCGCATCCGCCAGCGCCCGTTGCACGTCTGGCGAGTCGATGTCATGGCCTGCGAAGATGCCGCCTTCTTTGACCTTGGGAAGCCACGCCATAAGGTCAGAATAAACCGAGTCATAGTCATGCGCCCCGTCGATGAATACGAGATCCAACTCGCCAAGATCAAAACGAGTTGCCGCCACCGCTGATTCATCCGCCATCGGGTAAACAATGCCTCCAACTCCAGCGCGTTCGATGTTTTCCGTAAACTGATCAAGCGTCGATTCCTTGCCCGTGTCGTCGTCGCCCTGGAACGTGTCGATTGCGTGAATCATGCACCGCTTGCACATATCCTGCATTCGTTGAGCAAGGTGGATAACGCTTTGGCCCTTCCAGACTCCGATCTCTGCCACCGTTGCGCCATCTGGTAGCGCCTTTGCGATGGCTGTGTAGAGGTCGCGGAAATCGCACCAGCCCTCAACATCCCATGAGGTAATTGCTTCGTCTTGAAGTCGCCCGTAGTGCCGCTCTCCAGCCTTGTAGTTTGCTCCTGCATTGCTGCGAGCATAAACCGCATCCATTTCGCCCCTGCCGTGGACGGGGTGCAAATGCTCAAACACTAAATCCCGCGCATCAATCACCACGCCGTCACGGTGAGCGCATTCGGAAAACCAATTATCCGAATACATCGAGAAAAAGTCAGGATGGAACAAATACCGCTGATCGAGATACTGGGCGCGGGTCAAGATCGCCATGCACATCAGGTCATCGGTGCGGTGACCGTCCGAGACTTGCAACACGGCAGGTTTTGAGGTGTCTCCAATCCGCTCCAGTATCAGCTTGTCCCAATGCATCGGCGGTTCCCAATCGTCCGAAAGTTGAATCAAGACTTCACCGTGCGAGCGTTCCGCTGCTTTGTTCCATGCGCGAACCGGCCCGCCTGTTCCCGTGACAATAACGTGCTTCCATAGCGTGAGGTATTGAACGCTTTGTTCGTCGTCCTCGTCGATGGCAAAAATGTGTTCGATTGCATCTTGGTTGGCGGCTTTCTCCATCCACTTGCGGCGAGCGGCGGCGGCTTGTTGGAAGCGGCCCCTTGTGGCGTGGAGTAAGCTGATCTTTGCCCCGCTAGCCTTGAAGTGGTTAAGCTCCAAGGTATCAGCCCCAGCGAGGTCAAGATTTGCTCGCAGTGCCATCGCGTGAGCTTCTACGCCTTCCCGTCCCCATAGCGTCCTGCGAGCGTTCCACGGCCATTCCTGCGGCTTCGGTTGAGCTTTCAGACATCGCGCCCAAGCCAGCATTTCCTCTGGTTCTTGACGAGCAAACGCACCCTTGCACAGTTCGGCGTAGGCTTCGCGGCGTGAGGGGTCGGTGGCTACGGCTTGGAGGTAGAACTGAGATCGGAGCGGCTCGCTCGCTCCCTTGGCGAGGAAACAGTAAATTTGATACTTTTCAACCTTGGGCGTCTTGGGGTCTTGTGCCAGCTTTGCGGCCTCGTTCATCGCCTCATCATGCCGCCCGACAAGGTCTAGTGTCTGCATGAAGTGGAAGCGTTGGGAGATAGTTCTCCCTGCTTCGGGTATCGATTCCAGAATCCTCATGTTGCGCTCGTTATTTGGGGCACGGTGAGAGATGGGCGCGTGAACGATCTTGACGCTGTTAAGCGTGCCGATTGCGGCGTTCTCAATCGTCGGCATTAGGCACTCATGGATTGGGCTTTGCCACTTCCACGCATCTTTGCGGACAATGCGCTCACGCATCACGGTTATCGCGTCTTCCGGCACTTCGTAGGGAAACTGAATCCCGGTGAATCCATCTTCAAGACCATCGAGGGCGCGGCGAATAGTTGGGATAAATGCGGGGTCTAAAATGTCGTCGGTGTCGGCCCACATCACCCATTCATTTCTCGCAAGGTTGAAGGCCATCTGTCGAGCGGCAGCAAAGTCGTCAACGTGCGGCCAGTCGTTGCCTTCTGCGTTCTCGTAGACCGTCACCATGTATGGCTTGCCGAGTTCCTTGAGCGTTGAGATGGCAATCTCCTTACTCTCATCTGCTCGGCTTGCGCCAATGGCACGAACAAGAATAATCTCATCAACCAAAGGCACGAAAGAGCGGAGGAACCGTTCCATGATGTTTTCGACGTTGCCGTAAATAACAGCTAGGGTGAGTTTGCGTTTGTAGTCGTTCATGGTTTTTTGCCCTCCTTAACAAAGTATTGTGGCTCCCAAAGAGTGTCGTCGGCGTCCCTGAATCCGTCGAAAGCGAATCTGACCTTGATTGAGATAGGCATTCCGTGCCACATCTCAGTTGCAACAATCCAAGTCCCGTCTCGCGGAGCTTCTGCAATGTCTGCCCAGTGATAATCGCTCATAAAATCGTTCGGTTATGGAGGGGCGGTCCTAGAGAAACACCAAAAAGCTAGGACCGCCCGACCCATGAATGCCCACTAACAAGGAGTTCTTAACACCACTTGCCCCAAATGGCAAATAAAAAAGCGCGGCCCCCTTTCGAGAACCGCGCTTTTGTTGGTTGACCGTGATTAGGTCGTTGGGGTGGTGAACACTTTCAGCGCTCCAGTGACCGCCGTGGCGTAGCCGTAGAGGCAGTGGAGGTTGATGAAGTATTTGCCCTGAGCGCGGGACCAGTGGCGAGTGTAGAGGGCGCTGATGCCCGTCTCGTTGTCGACGAACTGCTCAACGGCTTCGTAGTCGCCAGCAGGGAGGTAATCACCCAAGTTCCGCATTGCTACTGCGATTGCGTCTTGGCCGCAAGCGAAGCCGACGAGCGAGACGGAGTTGGATGGCAGGACATCGCTTGAGTAGATGTCCATACCGAGCAAGCGCCCGAGGTTGCCTTCTTTGATTGCGAGGTTGTCGCCGCGATTCAACGCCAGAGTGATTTTGTCATCACCCAAAAGCGCCGACTCGATGTTGAGGTTGCCGACAAACGACTTGTTGCCGCGCACGCCAGCCGCAATCAAAGCTTGCCGAGCTTGAATCAACTCGGTCCGGTCATAGTTGGCGGATGCCGTAGTGATAACCGCAGAACCGAAGTTGGTCGTGGTGATCAAGCTCCAGATGTCAGTCAGCACCGCTTGAGACATCGACTTGCCGAGCTGGTCGGCGTATTGATCGAAGCGGGCGGCGTTGCTGGATTCTGCCAACTGTTGAAGCGTGAGGTCGATTGGGGTGATCTTGCGTTTGTTGAGCGTCACCGTGATCGCGGAAATCAGACCGCCACTTTGCTCGTAAACGTCAGTCGCCTGCGTGAACGTGGTGGTGGTCGTGTTGCCGAACAGCGGGACAATCACCGCATCGCCCTGGCCGCGAATCTCGGAGGAGATGTCGGTGGAAAAGGCGTTGAGGGGAGTCAGGATTTCAACGAGTTGCTGGAAAGCGCGTTGACCGAAGAGTTTGTCATTGAAGATTGTAGCCATGAGATTTGAAGAGTTGGATTATTTGCGTTGCGAGCGTTGGGCGGCGATGAGTGCCGCTTGATGCTCTTTGTAGAATTTGGAGGATTCAACGGGATCAGTGATCGCGTTGAACTGTGCGAGGATGTCTCCCTTGTCCGTTTCAGCGTCAGGCAGACTCCGTTCAGATTCTGGAGTGAAACCGAGCGATGCGACTTGAGCCGCCGCCTTGGCTTCTGCCGTTTGCCACTCAGCTTCTAGCCGTGCGATTTCCGCCGTAGCTTCGTCGTAGGCTTTAGCCTTGATCTCAAGCTCGGTCACTTGCGCTTTGAGCGAATCAATCGCCTTTAGAGCAACCTGAATTTGGTCGTCCTTGTTGGCGAGTTCGGCTTTTAGCGTTTCGTCACTGTTACCACCAAAAAGGGCAGTAAGACGTGACAAGAGCGACTTTGCTTGGGGTTCCATTGCTTCGCCTTCGGGAGCTTGCGGCTCAACCTCTGGCTCCACATTCGCATCAACGGGAGCGATAGGCTCAACCGGCGCGGCTGCGGGTTCATCCACGGGAGCGACCTGTGAATCAGTTTCGGAATTGGCTTGAAGGGACTGTGGAGTCATCTTGAATTTGCGATTGTCAAAAGCACGGGCAGAAAGTGCCACGCCATTGAGCAGCTTGTCAGCGAATCCGCGTTCGACTGCCTCTTTTCCGTCCATCCATGTTTCAGCGTCCATCATTTCGCGGATCTCTTTTTCGGGGTTGCCCGTGCGCTCGGTGTAGGCTTTAACTAGCCCGTTGCCGAGCTTGTCGAGGAGGTCGGCGGTATCGCGCATTTCCTCTGCGTCTCCGATAGCGAGTCCCCAGGGATTGTGAATCATCACATAAGCGTTCTCGGGAATCTCCACCGTGTCAGCGGCCATGAGAATCACGGAAGCCATTGACGCCGCTAAACCTTCAACGCGAGCTGTGATCTTTGCTTTCGAGTTCTTGAGCGAGTTGTAAATCGCCCACCCGTCCAGCACATCGCCGCCGGGGGAATGAATTGAAAGGTGAATCTCATCGAGTTCGCCCATCCCGCGAAGATCGCGCATGAATGCGGATGCGGAGACGCCCCACAATCCGATCTCGTCGTGGATGCTGATTTCAGCCGCTTTGGGCTTATCCTTCTTCGCTTGAATTTGATACCATGTCTTCATTTTGGTCCTCCTGTATGTCGAGTTGTTGCTTTTTGAATCCGTCCAGCGCGCCTTCATCGAGTCCCATTTCGGATTCGATTTCGCGCCGGCGTAAAATTTCCCGCGCCTTCTGCATCTCCACGCTTTCCCAGTCGCGTCCTTTGCGGGCGTGGTAGTCGTTGAGACTCATCACGCCTGACTCTAGTTGCTCAAGCTCAAGCCTGCCTTCACGGCCCCTGTCGATGGTCAAGTCTGCTTGCGGAATCCATTCTGCCCACCACCAGTTTTTAGGTGGTGGTGGAAGCTCGCCATTCTTCACGGCTTTGGCGATGAAGTAGGTGTAGAACCGCTGGCAGGCTTGCTTGAGTCTCGCCTGCTCATGCTCAATCCAGCGTTGGGTTTCGGCCATCAAATAGCGTTGAGACGGTCCGGTTTGCTTTGCCAAGTCCCACAACACTTCGGGCGAAAGCCCCACACCCCACGCGATGTCGCGCACCAGCCACTCCAGCAACATCATTTGGTTCGGGTGGGGGCGTCCATCATGCAAGACTGAAAGCAGTTCGCCCTCGTTGAGTTGAGCCACCATCCCGCCCTCACGCATTTGCTCGACGTTAATTGTGCTGCCGCCGCTGGTTTTGGTTGTGACTGCACTAGCGAATCCCTGCGGCCCGTTGCCTCCTTTCATGGTGCGGACTAAGCCCACTTGATTTGCCATCTTGATGCCGTGCTTTACATCGGCGGTGATCTCAGCCTGGTCTTGGATGTTGTTTAAGGCGTGAGCGAGTGCGGAAATTCCCCTGACCTGACCTGGGCGCTCAAAATCGGCGTAAAAGATTGCATCGCTCGCCGCAACGCTTGACGCCTTACTGGGGTCATTAACGTCAACGAGGTTGTATGCGAGATGTCGCCCGAACTTGTCGAGAAAGACGCCGTCTTGGGTGGCCTTGCTTTTTCCGTTGTCGATTTGGTGAGACTCATAAAAGATGATGCGAGCGGTTCCGCTTTCGGTTGAGCTAAGGACGGACAACGAATCGCCGTCTTTGATGCGGAGTCGGGTCAGCGCGATCTGCCATTGGAAAAAGTCCATCTTGCCTGCGCGATCAAATACGAATGGAGTGCCGGCGCGTTCCTCAAACAACTCCTCCGCCATCCGATTGAACTCGCGGTCTGGAGTCGCGGCTTGCGGCTTCAGATAGCCGACAAGGTTCGCTACGCCATTGACGATGCGGCGAGCTAATCCGACATCCGCATACATTTTGCGGGCTTTGCGAAGGATGGTGAGCCTATCGCCGCCGGTGAGTTCTTGCGAGGTGTCCAGCGTGCCCCAGTTGACCCAAGCACGGCGCGGAGAGTATTGAGCGGCGTCAAAATTGGTCAGCGCGTTAATGCCTGCTGCCCCGCCTGATTTTCTTCCTCGTCGTGTTCTGCTCATGTGGAAAAGTTGCGGGTTGAAAAGTCTTGGGCAAACCACTTGTCGTTAAAGTCCGTGGTTCCGGCGAGTTCGTGTAACGCTTCCTCGATGCGCCTTAGCCATGTCGCCCGCTCTTCGGGGCTGATGCTGATGCCTGTTGCGCTACCAGCGCGGGAGGATTGACTGGTGATTTGAACTACATCTTGAATCCGGCCCGCTTCCGCTTGCAATATCGCCAGTTCCGCCGCTTCGAGTTCGGCGGTGGTGTAATACTTGACGAGTTTTCTGACCCAGATGTCGGCGCTTGCCATCAATTAGGGCGGGTCAGTCAAACATCGCTCTCGGCTTCCGGCGGCGATGCCCCAAACTGATGCGCCACCAACCACCAACTAAGCACCGCCGATAGCTTCAAGGCGTCGGCGTAGTGGTCATGGGCGAGCTTCTTCCATTGAAGGGGCTGGCGTTTATGTTTTGCCATGATGAGCGCCATCCCTGAAAGCCCCATAATGAAGTCTGGGCCGATGTCCTCTGGGAAATGCAAGAGCGGCGGGAGGCGCTTCTGGACTCGGTCCAGCCAGAGGGCGCACTTGATGCGGAAGTCCACGTATGAGGTCAGCATCAATCCCGGCCAGTCGTTAATTTGCGACTGGTTGAACGTGCCGAATGCTTTGTCGTTACCGCGAGTAGGCCAGAGTTTCCCGCCGCTCATGGCGCAGATTTTGTAGATTCGATCAGTTGCCCATGCTGAGTCAATTAAGCCGCCTGAAATCGTTACTGTTTTGCCGGATGGGGTGGCGTATTGTTTCCCGCCCAGCTTTAGCAAGTCCTCCGGCGCGATGACTTCACCGTAATCAATCACCCATGCCTCGCCTGTTTTCTCAACGGCGGTTACAACGTAGTGCGTTGACTTCTCGCCGGGGTCAGCGCCCACCGAGACATAAGCAGGTTCATCGACAGGGCAGAATCCGAGACGGTAAGGTGAACGGAGGCTGAGAATATCCTCGTCCTTCACGGTGGCACTTCGCTCCTCCCAAGGGAGCGCAAGGGTTGAGTTGAAGAAGTCTTGGAGGATGGAGGTATCGGTTTGGGCGTCTAGCCACTTCACCGCGAGCGTGCCAAACGCGCATGAGCGCCACGGAGCGTAGAGAGAGTTGAGGTGATAGCCTACGCGCCCCGGTTCTGCGTTGGGATTAGTGGCAATCCATTTCCCGCCACGTAGCATTTTGGTCTTGTGGCTGTCGGTGATCTTGCCCTTGCATTCTTGGCATTCATAATGCGCTGTCACTCTCACCCGCGCTTTATCCCATTCGTCCTCCTTGCGCTCTTTGGCATACCAGCGGACTTGCGACCACTCTAGCCGAATCAACTCGGCACAGTGAGGACATGGCACCATGAAATATCGCTGGTCGGTGCGGAGGAATTCCTGCCACACCGTCCCGCTGTCCACGGTTGGCGTGGAGGTTTTAACACGCAACGGGTTCGTGAAAGACTTGGTGCGGTTCTCTGCGAGTTGGAGGGCGCTGGCTTCGTTGCCGCGCTGAGTGGCGAACTTGTCCACCTCGTCCATGACCAGCAGACCGCACGGGCGAGAGGCAAGATTCGCCGGCGAGTTAGAGCCGACGAACGCGAGGCCGGCGGCGGTGAAGTCTTGGGAGAGCGCGGTGATCTTGCGCGGGCTGGGATGCTTGAGTGCGCGAAGCGGTCCGCAATCGTCCACCATTGGAAGCCATCGGGTTTGGGAAAAGCTACGGGCGAGATCCTCGGACGGCATCACCCATAAGCCAGGGAGCGGGCGGTGAACGTATCGCCACGCCGTCCCGACCATGATCGTGTTGGTCTTGCCCGTCTGCGTTCCCCAGCAAAGCACGATGTCGCTATTCCTATCGTTAGCAAACATCTCCAACGGCTCGCGGACGTAGGGCGTGAGGGCGGTTGAGTATGGGCCTTCGTTTTCGGTTTGGCGGATTGAGAGAACGATCTCGTCCTCGGCCCATTGCCACACTCGCCGGTTGTCGCGGGGAGCGAAGCAGGCGGCGAAGGATGCGGCCAGGGATTCGATCACGGCAGGACTGACGGCGCAGTCGATAGGGTTTTGAACAGCGACTCATCCCGCCATCTTTCCAATTGCTCGCGAGCGTGATCTGGGTCGGACGGGTTGACCTTAGCGGCTAGCGCTCCGGGCATGGAGTCGATAAGGCCACGGAGACGGGCGAGAAAGGCGGTGAAGGTGGATTGTGCGGCTTGGGTCGTGATCGTGATCTTGTGCGCCTCACGAAGTTTGAGGACTTGGGAGTGAAGGGTTGGGTATTGCTTCGCAATGGCTTGATGCACGGTCAACCATTTGCGGGAGTCGTCGGCTAGACCCTGCTGCCAAAGTGTTTCTGCGTTCTCCTTCGCGAAGTTGCGGAGTTCTTCGACTTCGGACAGGTAGCGTTCAGCCTCGTCAACGGTTGCGGCTTGGCGGATTCGGGCGGCTTTCTTTTCGGTGGCTTCGGGGGAGTCTGGGAGTGGGTGGGCTTTGTCGGAGGCTTTGCCGCCCCTCACTTTGTCGGGGTCGGCATTCTTGTCGCGCCATGCTTCGGCGGCTTCGATGCTGTCCAATGGCATCCCTTTCTTGGTCATT